CGACAATCCCTTTCTTATCAGAACCTGGAATACCGAGCACAGGTAGAGAACGCTTCCTAAGATAATCGAGAACATAGATATTATTGTCCATATCGCAAGCAATAAAGATGATAACACTATAATCAGCGTCCCTACGCTGAGAGTCCGTAGCAGGGTCAACCCCTGCGAAAACGTTAACTGCCTTAACATCGCCATTCTCCGTTACTACACTGCTAATGCCAGATTCTTCATCATGAACAAACTGACCGTCCCAGTATTTAATATGGTCTCTCGTAAATATCGCATCTTCCTCGCTCTGAACTTCCATCATGTATTCCTGGTAAAATTTCTGAGGCTGTCCAGAATCTGCGTAGAACTTCTTTTTCCTCTCCATTTCTTCAAGACCAAACCATGATGGCCAGAGAGGCATGCCATCGTCTTGCAATGCTTTATATGTTATTACTTTCCAACTGAAATCTTCTCCCTTAGTCTCCGCCTTAGCATGGCCAGTAAGTATATTGGTGATGAAAGCATCATAATGAACGGGAGTACCGTTAATCCTAAGCCGACCAGTATGAGGCTCGAGAGCAGGAAACACAACAGCTGTAACAAGATTAGCGATTTTACTTCTAGATTCAGGCGTAATGGTATTATTCTCGTCTTCAAAATCGTCAAGCACGATAAGATCGTATCTTTTGTGGAGCTTAGCACCTCCTCTAATACCTGATAGATTACTTTTACTGATAAGCTTGCAGCTATTTCTAAGCTCGATGTCATCTTCTGTCCATTTTCTGCCCTTTAAATCACCGAAAAAATACTTTACCTTATCATTGTATTCCAAATGATATTTTATATAATCTAGATTAGGTACACTAATCTTTGAACTTGCTGCTACCCAACCATAGAATAAAGGTTCTTTTGTAAAACAAAAATCATGCAAAATAGAACATTTCGTCATTACAGTCTTACCATGACCTCTAGGTAATATAACTGCTAACTGTCTAATGTCAGGATCATTTACTGCATCAGCCACCTCATAATGAAATGGTGGAGTATCAGATCTCATAAAATCATCTGGAAGAAACAACTTACCAAATGCAATAAGATCTTTATATGCAAGTCTTAATGTTTCTTCCTCCTTGCTTACATTATGAAAATTTATATTTGCCATTATTTTAAATCCTTATATACCTCATTATCATCTCTTAAAGATGGAGCGAACAATTCAGTATGATCAGGATTTTCAAATAATTTGGTATAAAAACCTACCATTTGTTCGATCTGCCAGTCTGGTAGATGCCCCATGCCCTTAAAATCAAATTTACCTCTGACTACAGGCGGACTAGTAAAAGGCGCCACTAGGGCTCTCTTTATATTAGTTGCAGAAGTTAATTTTTCACCCTTATCAAGACCTATATTCCAATAGTCTGTAAACTCTCCACTTGGGTTGACATAGACATCTCCCAAGAGACCTTCCCTAAATTTAAAGGCTACCTCATCTGTATCTGGGTTCCTAGACAGATATTTCTTTCTTGTTTTATATAAGAATTCAGCAGCATCACCTGGGTCATTTTCAGCAAGAGCACTATATTTTGCAGAAGCTTTCCATAGATCTCCAACAAATATATCCTCTACTCTTTTTTTATACCACTGGCCCTTTTCACTACCAGAGAAAGTAAATACATCCATATCTCCTTCTCTACCTATATCAAAAACATTTGGGCCTTTCCGATCCTGGTCCAATTTAAACAGGCTATTTACAAGCTCAGTCTCTGCATCCTTAACATAAGGACTTTTATTAAACTTACTAAACATAGCATAATCCTCATCTGCCTTTTCGGGACTAGATAATAAATGCTTTCCAGCTGCCTTGCCCACAAAATCAAATATTGAAGGCATTCTAAACCTGGGTTCTAAATAACTAGTTTCTGCCATTATTTTAAGTCCTCATATATTTCTTCATCTGTCATAAATGGAGCAGCCATCCATAGCTTATTAACTGCATAATCTAGTCCCTCCTCAGTCATATATTCCAATTCTCTGTTTTCCATTCTCTGCAGCATATCTCTTTCTCTAGCTGTTGGATTCTTTATATTTCTCAAATTCCTTATTTGTGCCATTCGTTCTGGCACCTCACTTGGCATTAGATAATATTTACTCTTATCGCCTGGTGTAAAATACTCCCCAACAGGAGTCATTTTATAATCTCCTCTTAAATAAGGTTGCAATTTTTTAGCGTAATACTCCTGCCATTTATTTAAATTACCTGGATTCCTTACATTAGATCCAAAAAATGTATCATCAAGCCATTTCAAGCCTTCAGCTCCCTCTCGAGTATTTAGTTTCATTCCAGATTGTTCTGCCATAATTTGTAACTCTTTATAATCTCTCGGAGGTTGCAGTCTCCCTACATGTCCTGCCTCATGTATACCAGTTGATTGGCCACGCGCCATACCCCATTTAGGCCCATGCTTGCCTTCTCTCAATGCAATAAGGGGAACATTACTGTAAGGATTTGCATATCCTCCCCAGTTACTTCTTATGAAATCGTCCAATTTAGTCATTTTTGCTGGAATAGCACTTTGTATTCTAGATCTCATAAGAGTATTAAATGTTCTATATAATGCCTTATAGCCTGCTGATGTACTAACATCCTTTCCTGCAACATTCTCTATCCTCAGTGGATTTAGATACATAAATCTTTTAAATCCTTCTGGGCCTGCGATATCAAGTATTGCCTGTTGCTTACCCCATTCTATAGCATCCCAAGTTTTCTCATGGGGCATTCGACTAGTCAGCCAGTCTTTAAATTTAGCAGGAGTAAAGGGTTTACTTGAAAGTTTCTCTAGAGCCATACCTACAGACGCCCTGTCAATCTTGCTTAACTTTTCAGGCACTCCTTTTACTTTTTTTATTGCTTCTCTAGATTTATGGAGGGCTATATTGGCTTTACTCCATGCTTTTGCTGACATATTTGGATATTGTTTCAGCAACTCCATTCCCAATTCATCCCAGGCAGCACTTAAGCCCTTTTCTCTTAGATACCTATAAGCTTTCGGTATTTTTGCTAATAATGTTTTAGACAATAATGGAGTTAATGCTAAATCTGGACCGTATCCCTCATCAATAATTAAATTTCCACTTTCATCATAAGCTGGATTAGGACCTATAGTTCCATGTAGATTATATGATTCCTTCAAAGCCTCTTTTTGATTAAGTAATAATGCTTCTTCTGGATCCTCAATATAACTAGGTCTATCTAAGCCTTCCATAATTATAAGATCTAATGCATTAAATAAAGGATCCCGTTGTTCGGCCTCTTCCTCCGACCATGCAAAATTAGGCCTAGAGAGATCTATTAAAGGTGTATCTAGCTCTAGGTCTTCCCATAGTTGAGGAGTTCCGCCAAATGTATTTAAATCTTCTGCCATTATCTAAGTCCACCGCCTCCTCGCCTGCGTCCTTTTTGGCCTTTACCACCACGCTTCCTAGCAGATATTTTAACATCTTCAGGGGGCACAGCATGTATTTCTCCTGTATTTAACAATACGGAAAGTACGATAAGTTTAAGCACTCCTATTCTCCTATTTCTTTAGGGCGTTGTATTTCTTCTAAAACATTATCAGCAAAACCTTGGAAGACGGCCCCACTAAGCTGGGTTACTTTGGTCTGAGTTTTATCCTCTAGATCTAAAATATCTGCAAGTTTAAACAATGCTTTTAGCTTTGTCTCATCCTTTTCGGAATTCTCTGCGACCCTCTTTATGCCTTCCAGCACAGATTTGTCATCAATGTTTAATTCTTTTAAAACTGGCTTTAACTCTTCTTTCATAGCTTTCTTAACCCTCTCTGTTTTCATTAATTTAGCTGATTGTTCTAATGCATACCTAGGGTTATTAGTATCAAATGCCTTTAGATATGCATCCTGTAGGGAGACTCCCCTGGCAATAAACTGAACAAAGATTACCTCCTTCTTAGTTAGAGTTTTCCTATCAAATATAAGCTTTTCAGTATTTTTGCCAGAGAGGCTCCACACGTTTTCTCTTTTTGATGTATCCATCTTTGTCTTTGGTGTACAGAGAAAAGTTCCCGTACATGTGCCAATATAGTGGCGTATCCGATTCTTTCCCCAGGTTGCTGTCATTTTCCCTCTCCGTAGAATCTGGATATAGCAGCCATCGTCCGCTTCCACCCAATCGCCTATATTAGCTTGCCGCCAATCAGGGACCACACCTACCCCTGACGGTAGCTCTTCCTTGTCGTCGAAGACTTTATGAAATTGATTTGATACCTTATACGTCCTCATCGTCTCTCTCTATAATTGGTAGTTGCACTCTAACAATAGCTCTTAAAGTCTCTATTTCCTTGTTTAACATTTGTATTGTTTCTAGAGCGCTATTATACATTTCTTCCCAGGTCATGCATACCCCTAGTGCCTAACGTGTTCCACAATCATTTGAATATATGCATGCAAAGCTTCTGCTATCCAGTTTATGTCTATCCATATCTCATATAGGAAATATAAGCTAGCAGCCATCCATGCAAATAATAATATTTTTAAAAATTCTCTTTTCATTTATCCAAATACTAATAGTAATAATATCATAATAATTTTATCTAAAACCCATAATCCAATCAACAGTGTAAGTTTCCTATCAATATTCATTTATCTATCGAAGGGATTCCATGGCCGATAAAAATCGGGTTCTTCTGGTTCGTGTTTCTCTATATATTTATCACGAGCCTGTTTTTCAATTGCATTATCATATTCCATACTTGTAAGCACAGGATCTATTGTAATTACAGATTTTGGATCTAAAGACATTGACTTCCAATGTCTATTCTCATTCCTGTATTGCTGTACCAACCGCATTGTTAGAGGGCCAAGCATCCCATCTTCTTCAAGGATTGGTGCTCCAGCAACAAATCTATTAAGCGCATGTTGCAATGTTTTTACACTATCTGGATTTAGCAGATTATCGGCACTTAACAGGTTTTCAATATTAAATCTTATATCTTCAATACTGTCTTTCTTTTTGTTATGATTAAATAGATCTAGTTTTTCTTTGGCCATTACTTCTCCTAATTATTTTACAGTTTTCTCGTACGCGCGATATATAATATATTATATCTAGATATATATATATAATATATAACTCTATATTCTAACCCTTATAGGGTTAGAAAGATATTATATTATATCTAAGCTTCTCCAACTTCATAACATAATAATATCTCTTTCAATGTTTCTTTATCGAAATATGTCTCTAGATCTACAGTGCCAATCTGTGTTAGCTGAACAAAGCCTTCATCTACCTCATCTACAGTTTCTATCAGATACTCGACTTCTTCTGTATCAGGGTCGAACTCAATTGTTAGATGATATATTTTTCTAGACATCGTATCTCCTTTCTACTAGCAAAGTTATATTCAGTTATGACATTCAAAGCAAGAGGTTTTAAAAATTGTGCAATTTTAGTGTGTGGGCTTATATCAGTGGTACGCCCCCTATCGGGGGACTTTCGCTTTAACGATTACGTTAAATTCGATTCTATATTAATATTATTAAGTAATTTTGTAACTATTAACTATAAAGGAGACGTCATGTCAGAACCAATAATGAAGCTGACCCCTACACAGATCAGTGCAATAGCTGCTGAAGTTGTTCTCCAGATGAAGGCCCGTGATCCTGAACCTGAAGTTGTTACACCTGACCCAGTAGAAGTAGTCACCCTCGATGAGACTGTTACTGCTGCTAACAAGAAGGAAGCTCAATTAATAGCTGAACTGCCTACAGGTGTAGTAGCTTACAAGAGTAAGAGTCGTACTGAAGTAGTAAATCACACCCAGGAATCTATGAACTTTCTTTCCGATTGGTACAGGAACAAGAAGACATGGAGAACTAGGACTAGTATCAGATAACATATATATTAAGTAAGGGCTAAGCTTATGTTTAGCCTTTATTTTTTTCTCTAACTTGTGTATTTTACATTATATATAAATACATAACTGTGTGTTGTTGGCTTATAATAGCTCTATAAGCTCCGTAAAGGGGTCATAAACGCGTGATCTCTTACTCTCCCTACATAAGTATCAGTATTATATATATTGTAACTTATAGGGTCACATCAATATTAAATAAAGGGGATAAAATTATGTGGATACGCATATTAGGTATACTTTATAATCTTAGTTTAGTACAAGCTATTGAATATTGTACCAAAGATAAGATATTATATCTTTATCATGGTGCTTGTGGTGTTCATCACAGCAGGAATGATGGTTTAAATTCAACCCCATGTATGAGTACTACTGAAATCAGTTTCGACTTACCACAGTATGATAATGATTATGGTTTAACTGTTTATAAATCATTAATGGTATTATTACGTGGTTCAGATACTGGACCTCCTTATGGAGATGCATATCCTGATGCTGAATTCATTGACCAAATAAAGACTGCAGAAGATCGAGTTGAACGATTAGATGCATTAGGGAAATAAAGAATTAGAGAGATCTTTCATGGTCTCTCTTTTTTTTCTTGGTAGAGATTTATGATGGTCACTTCAAACAATAAAGGAGAAATGTGATGGCAACAATCCTTGGTGAAAGATTCCCTATTCTCACCTTAAAAAATGGGATAACAGTAACAAACTATGGTTCTAATCATGAGTATAAATTCACAACTGGTGAAATACTTGGGAAGTGTAGTGATGATGTCTGTCATGCTACTGAGCTAACATCAGATCATTCTGGTACTGCTCAAGTAATGATAGATAATGCTGGATCTAGACTTACAGTTGATATTCCTGATGATGCATTAGATTGGTGGGGTGGATATGTAGCACAAAATTACCCTGAATATAAAGACTGTAAGATGTGGTTGGATGTATTTATTAATTATCAAGTTGGTAGTCGTATTATGGATGATATCCTAATGATTGCTGAAATGGATATAATAGATATTATCTTAGTACCTTATCCTCTTATGAATGCTTGGTCTCGTGAATGTAGAATGCAGAAAGAAATTGCTGATAAGATGGATAATGATGGTGTTAAAGAGTTCTCTAATGATTGGGAGTTTGCCCTTCTTAAGATGAGAACTTGTAAACTTGATGATCGTGTTACAAAAGTTATTTGTAGTGATCGTTTCTGTGGTAATGATGAGACTTTACATGCAGAGTTAAAGCGTAATACTTTGCCTATAGCTACTCATGATGCAGAAACAGTAGTAATGCCTCCACTATGAATAGTTTAGAAATGTTGGTTATTGTTTTGGGCATAGCGTCAGGTCTGTACATTGGATATATTGTATTGAACCAATTTATATATTTTCTAACTATTGTTATACATTGGATAGAAGATAACAGATCTTGACGTGACCTAATAAGGCGGGCTGGGATATATTAAGTAAGTATATAACTGCGCGCTGGTTCGCCTTATTTTAAATTAGCGGAGTGGAGAAGTGGTATCTCGTTAGGCTCATAACCTAAAGGTCACTGGTTCGAGTCCAGTCTCCGCAACAAA